CAATTTATGGCGGGTAAAAGAAAAGTTTGGAACGTAACAGGTGCATCCAACTTAGAAGAATTACGTGATCGTACATCAAAACAAATTCTTCGTAGATTAAAAGAAGATGTTTTAGATCTTCCTGATAAAATTATTTCACCAGTATATCTTCGTTTGAAATCAAAAGAGTATGAAGAATTGATGGGAGAATATTATGATTGGTTTGACAATAAAAAAGATGAATCATCATCTCTTACGGTTCAGTTCTCAAAATTGATGAAGGTAAGAAAAGTTATCGCAAATGAGAAAACAAACCAAACTATTGAGTTTGCTGAGAATATCATTGAACAAGGTAAAAAAGTTATAATCTTCACTAACTTCACCGATACTTTACAAACTATCTATCAACACTTTGGTAAACAGGCGGTTTATTTAGATGGTAGTTGTTCCAAACCTCATCGTCAAAATGCGGTTGATGAGTTTCAAGAGAACGATAAAATTAAAGTATTTGTTGGAAACTTAAAAGCTGCAGGTGTAGGTTTAACTTTAACTGCAGCTGAGGTTGTTATTATGAATGACCTATCATTTGTTCCCGCAGAACACGCTCAGGCTGAAGATAGAGCATATCGTTATGGTCAAAAATCAAACGTACTTGTATACTACCCATTGTATGAAAATACAATAGAAGGTGCGGTATATGATATCCTAAATCGTAAAAAGGAAATCATTAGAACAGTAATGGGGGATCAACAACCTGAAAACGTTGGTGATGTTGTGGAAGAAATCCTTACCTTAATTAATAAGAGAAGGTAAATATTTATGTTATTGATAATATTTATCAATAATGAAAGTAAGCATCAAACGTACAAATTCAGGACTTAACTCTAAGTATAACGAGTTAATTCACACCTTTATTAAATTTTTGCAAAGAAATTATCAATTAAAGAATGATATCACTATTCATTTAGTAGGTCAAAAAATAGGGGGGATGTCTACAGGTAGTCAACACCCTGAAGATGGTATTAAAGTTTTAACTGATGGTAGATTGAATCGTGATATAATGAGAACATTGGCTCACGAATGGGTTCATGCTTACCAAAGAAACGTTCTTAACAGAGAACAAGGTCCTAACATTGGTGGTCAAAACGAAGATGAAGCAAACGCTTATGCTGGTAGATTAGTTAAAATGTTTGAAGAAGAATACCCACAATTTAACGAACTTGTTTTTGAGGGACTTACAGGTATAGAAAATAAAATTAATCTAATCAACGAACAAATTTTAATTTCTGAAAAACAAAACATTAAAAAAGATTTTATAATGGAGATGAAAAAAATTGGTATTGAAAAATTACCATATTCATATTCATCAATGAAACAATTTGTTGATCCTGAAACTATGGATGTTCATTACAACAAACATTATAAAGGTTATGTGAAAAAATTAAACGATGCACTTGCTAATAAGAAAGGTGATGTTGAATTAGAGGACATAATTAAAACCATTAGTAAGTACGACACTAAAGTTAGAAATAATGCTGGTGGAGCTTTTAATCACGCATTATTTTGGAAAATGTTAAGTCCAACTAAACAGAAACCAAGTGGTGAAGTGTTTGAAAAAATTACAAAACAATACGGAAATATTAAAAAATTAAAGGACGAATTTAATCAGGTAGCAAAAGATAGATTTGGATCTGGATGGGCTTGGTTAATTTTAACTAAAAACAATAGATTGAAGATTATATCCACACCTAACCAAGATAACCCTTTAATGAATGTCGTTAAGGACGGTGGATACCCGTTATTAGGTCTTGATGTGTGGGAACACGCATACTATTTAAAATATCGTAACAAACGTGACGAATACATCAATAACTTTTGGAACCATGTAAATTGGGAATTTGTTAATGAGTTATATTTGTTAAGAACAAAATAATAAGATATTTATTAATAAAAGTCATATGTCAATAATAAGCGAACCACAAAGAAGTGAACTATACAAAAAAGTTAAACACGTTTTAGGTGCACCACTTAGAAGTATAGAATTGGAAGAGGAACAAATGGACACTCTTCTTGAATTTTCTATTGACGAATATTCACAATACGTACAAGATTGGTTAACTGAATCTCAGTGGACTAATTTGTATAATTTAAATATGGACACCCAATCATTATCAAAGGCGTTCACAACAAGAAGTTTAGATTACGAAACACGATACACTTACGCATATTCTAAGATCGTAGGTTTACAAGCGGGTGGCGATTCAGTACTTAAAAAAGATTTTATACAATTAGTTCCCAACCAACAGATTTATGAAATCCCTGAAAACAGAGAACTTAACGAATTATTATGGTTCACACCGGCAACTTTAAACAGTTCAATGTTTGGTGCGGGATTTGGTTTTGGTGAATTTGGTGGTGGTATTGGTGGAGCCGGTGGATTCGCACAAATGGGTAATATGGCAGGAAGTTATTTTATGATGCCAGCATTTGATATGTTATTAAGAATGCAAGAGATCAATATTCAAAAAAGAATTATTTCAGGTGATTTAACATATAGAGTAACCGCATTACCGGGGGGTAAAAAGGCAGTTCACTTAATGAATACACCTGGAGGTAAATTTGACTTTGGTAATTCTACAATGATGAAAGGTAGAGTTTGGTATTGGTATTACGATGTTGGTCCTGAAGATAGAGACGCATGTTTAAAAAACAATCCTGATATTATTAAATTACCTTCTGATGTACCTTACGATAAAATTAGTTGGTTGGATCTTAATAATCCGGCTCAAGTTTGGGTAAGAAGATGGTTCATCGCATATTGTAAAGAAACATTGGCAAGAGTAAGAGGTAAATTCAGTGGTAACCTTAAATCACCTGATGGTGATTTGACTATGGATTATGCCGCTTTGGCAACTGAAGCCAAAGATGAAAAAACAAAATTAATTGATGAGTTAATTGGAGCTGAAGGTCGTCTAACAAGATTGAAACCTGAAAAGGTAATGGAACGTGAGGCGTTAATTGCTGAGAATTTAAATAAGGCACTTAAGTTTAGAGCAATGCCAAGACAAATATACGTTATTTAATATGCCAATAATTAAAGAAGTACCTATAAGAAAAACAATAATGAAACAAAATATCGTCATAGAAGATAATACAAAATACGATAATTTAATTTTGTTAGAAAAAAATTACACCACAAATGGTGAAGATTTAATTATTGTTAAAACAATCGGTGGATCAGAAATATTATTAAATTCTGAAACCACCAATCGTATAATTATAAAATCATTGGTTAGTGTTTTAGTTAAACCTAACACGGGTAAGATTGATGAGGAGTGGGATGAACTATTATTAGAAAAAGGAGCTTGTGTCCAATTTCAATTTGTTCAGGGTAACTGGTATATACTTTCGTCCGATGGTTTGAAGATGTTATAAACACCTCATCATACGAATTCTTCCCACCCTTCTTCAGCAAATTCATAAATGTAATTAGGGTCAATACCAACACGATTCCAAAAGTCAATTTCACCTTGCTCCATCTTGATTAAGTTCTCATAAACATCATCTTGGTCTTCAGGACTAAATGGTTTACCATTAATTAATTTACATTGATCTGTTGTATAAAAACTTCTTTCTTCAGGATTCTTTACTAACAATGTGTCTCTAACTTCATCATCAAACACAATCATCAAAGGTTCCACACGTTTGTTAAATGTTGCAATTGCTCTTTGTATATTATATTCACCTAACATTTCAGGGTTATTTTCTAAATCAGATGGTTCAATTCTATAACAATTAAGTTGAACGTATGATTCAACCATTTCACGAGGTATTTTACCATATCCTTCCATCATATTATCCAAATCAGATTGTGACCATCCTTTTTTTGGTTTGTTAACTTTCTGAACATCACCGTGAGTTGCCTTTGTTCCATTATTAACATAAAGAATCATATCACCAAGATTTGCTTGTATACCATCCTTTATAAGAAGTTCCATATGAGCCATTCGTGAGTTAAGACTACCTGCCTTTGTGGTTTGTTTACTACGTTTAATATAATCATCAATAGATAACTTAACTTTTGATTTGGATGCAATCTCAGCTAATGGAACTCTCTGGTCAAATATCTTTTGTATGTATTCGTAATACCACTCAATAAATTCTTTACCCTCACCTCTAAGTAATTGTTTAACCCCTTTATCCAAAAACTTCTCAATATATTTTGGCATCTTCTTGGATTTAATACTATTACCTGTTAGTTTAACTTTACCGTTGTGTTCCATCGTTGCATAGTTCTTACGAGCCAAGTTAATACAAGAATCCCAAGTACCGTCACAATCAAGTCCCATCTCACCTTTCATAAAGATATCGTTAAACTCAGCAACATCAGCATTATACCCACGATATTCTTTACCTTCCTTAACCAACCAATTTTTTCCTTTACCGATATAAACTCTATCATCAACACCACCCTCAGGTAATGAGAAGTTCATACCATCTGTATCACATACCAAAGGACTATACCCTCTCTTACTAAAGAAGTTTAACATTTGTCTTAAGTATTGTCTACCCGTACAAGTAATCTGTTCTCCCATATCAATATCCCCCCATGGGAATACCTGTGGTGCCGATAACGATCCGAAGAATGCGTTGATGAAGATCTTAATTGGTAATTGTTTACGGTCATAAGATGTTGATTTCTTTTTATCAATATCCTTATATTCCGCAGCTAAATTCTTATACATGATACGAGAGTTACGGAAATAAGTTAATAACCCCTTCATTGCACCCGTTATATCACACTCAGGGAACACGTCGTGAACTAACTGAATGGATGGGTATAGTGACGAGTAGTCAAGCTTAAGAACGTCCTTAGAGTACCCTACTTTAAGTAATCGTGAAAGACCACCAACAAAGTTTCTTCTTTCTTCTTTCTTGGGGATTGCCAAACCATATTTGTATGACCAAGCCAACATTACCATTTTCCATAATGTTGCGGTACCCATTGTGGATGCTCTCTCATAAGTTGTTGGAACCAAAGATGCTAATAGAAAAGTTGCTTGGTTGAACTCGTCATCCACAATCAACGTCTCCTCAAGGTCATCGTCAAGATAACGCTCAACGATATCGTCCCCTGTTGTTTTAAGGTATATATCTCCTCGTCTCACACATATCTCATCTACCTTTGAATCAATACCGACTTTTTTGTATTTACCATTTTCGGTGTTCAACCAATACTCATCCTTTTCCGCATACATTGGACCGATACTTGTGTGGTCAATGTAGATACGATCGGGTGCTTCGGCATCAATATATTTGGTAATATACTTTAATCCCGCCTCTTTAATATTTGAATTGATTGCTTGTGATCTACGAACTGAGTGAATAATATCAATTACGTTATAACCCCACATTTGAACTTGGTTAAATCTCTCAACCTCGTTTGCTAACTTTAACATTGATTCTTTCTGTGAGATTGTTTTCTTGGCGTTCATTGATATTGCAATCTTCTTAATATCTAAATTTAACGCCTTACATCTTTCAAAGATCCAAAACCAGTCAAAGTTTGCCGAGTTATATCCTGCGATGATAGATGGTTTAAGTTGGTCTATTGTTCTGAAGAATTCCACAATACCCGCTCGTTCCTCATCCTCATTTGAACACTCAATAACTTTTTGGAACCCTTTATTTGTTTTCATCCCAATCATGAATATACGACCATCCTTTGGTTCTAATGCGGTCGTCTCAAGGTCAAATACAAATCTTGTGATGTCATTATATTCTTCAAATCCTTTGAACAATCGTTTCTCTTTTGAGATGAGGTATTGTTCCACAGGTGATACCATTAGGATTTTATCTTTTGTCTTTTCTCCCCACGGATCAATTCCTCCATCACGGAAAAATTGAATTAACGAACGATAACCTTTGATTGATTTAACCATAAAAGTTAAACCATTCTCTAATCGTTCATTACCATCTGTTCGGAGTTTTTCTATTAGGATACCGTATTTACCCATGGCTTGTTTCTGTAACGCCTTGGATCCTTCGTAAAAATTAAGACCACGTAGATCACCAACCCAAGCAAACGCAATGAGTGAATCTTGTTGAATAACTTTACCCTTTCCCGGTACTTCTTTAATTTTGAAAATGTGGTCTGATATATAATCAAACTCTACGGAAACAATATGCTCCTCTGAATCGTTCCCTTCTAGGAAACTTTTAATTTCTTCTTGTGTTATCATAATACTTTTTGAGTTGGTTCATTGGCTTTCGTGTATAACGAAATTTACCTTACACTCATAAGTATATCATAAAATTATTTTGATGTCAACCTTGAAATGTTGTAGTTGTTGTGATTGGTATAAACGTTGTAGTTGTTGTAGTTGGTATTATTGTTGTAGTCGTTGTAGTTGTCGGTGTCGGTGTTGGCGGACAACAAGGTCTACAAGAAGGACAAGGAGTTGTGGTTGTTGTGGTTGTCGTTGGAATACTTACACAACAAGGGAAACTAACAACATAACAAGATTCATACGGAAGATCGTCCGCAATAAAACTTTCCTGTACGTTTATATATAGTTTTTCTCTAATTGGTAAAATTAATGTACCATCTGAATTTCTTAATAAGAACTGACCTTCATATCTACCAACCTTTCTTGTGTCGTTTGGTGTAAATTGATAATACACATAGTATTCGTATTCTGCATTTGGGTCTAATAATTTCTTCTCAACAAACCCCGCAGGTCTTGTAACGATTCGTGGAATTCCTGTTTCAGTATCTACCATAGAAAAGAAGATAGAAGCCTCCTCAATCATTTCCATCATCTTGTTATAATCACTTCTACCGTCCTTAACGACTTGCATCTTTAAAACGGGCAACGTAGCATTTTTCTTAATGTAAAATTCCATTTATTGTTTTTACAATAAATATTGCAATTAACATTCTTTTCTTAATTTACCATCATAAAAATCAAATCTGTTATGATTTGTTGGGGTTGCAAGTAAAACAGATCCTTTTATTTTACCTTTAACCATTTCCTGATAACAATGGGACATAAGAGTTTGTTCGTAAGGCATACTAAATTTTGTTTTAAGATAACATTTGTAATTACCTTCTTTTGACATTACTATTGGCCAATTACACAAATAAATCTCACCTGTGGCATATGGTATACCATTATAAGATTTAATATATTTGAATTCTAAATTAGGTGAGTTAGGGTCTAAACCATGTTCAGGCAATCTTGGGTTGTTTACCCAATGAGATTCCCTAAAAGATTGAGGAACATTATACCAAGACCATTGTTTAATATGACTACCATAAAATTCAGTAAAATTTAATTTTAAAAAGTCAAAGTTTTCTTCTTTAATAATTTTTAAAGTGTTATCAAAAATATTTTTAATTTTTCTAATAAAACCATTCTTACAAGTTACGTCTGAACCATCATAAAAGAACATATCGTCCTCAAAGAAATAATAATGACTTAAATTATTTTGATCATTAAAATGTTCGGCAATAAATTGTCTACCACCCGTAATACCTATATTATCTTTTTTAATGTGTTCAAACCCATATTGTTCACATAAATCATTATACCTTTGAGTTGTTGATAAATCAGTTGAATTATTAAGTAAGTATTTTTTAGTCTTAGTTATGAATGATGGATCGTATGATAACATAGACTCAATAAGAGTTTCAAATTGTTTTGGTGAATTAAATGTTATAACATATAAACCAATATCACTACCAACATCATTAATTTTAATCTTGGTTTCAAAATTAATTGGTTTGTCAAATTTCTTTAGGTTTTCAAAAAATGGCCACACTAACCCATTACCTTCAATCTCAAATCTATGGATTAAATCATGGTATTTGTGACACATGATTGTGAATAAACATTCGTCGGCGCCCATTAAATTATCATTCAACGTTGACTCCATAACTCCATAATATAATGTATTCATATTATGGATTGTATTTTTATGTCCACCAAAGAAACCACCTCTTGCAACATAATTTACATAATCAGTATTACAATACTTTGCCATTTGTTTTCTCTCAAACCCATGAATCTCATCGTTATATTCATAAGGATATGTTATATGAACATATTCTTTATCTAAAGACAACATATAGTTTTCTAAATTATCTAATACTTTGTCCTTTACAAAATACCCTGAATTAACTGTGTTTGTTAAACCACCATCAACCCAAAAAAGATATTCGGAATTAAATGGATTAACAATTGCGGAATCATTTAACATGAACATCTTGGTAAACATCATCGGGTTGTAATATTCTAATCTTGCTTGGGGGGAATCACCTAACCAACCAGCAAAATTTTTCCAACTGTCTGTGTTTCTTATTTCTTGTATTTTATCAAAGAATGGATTCCAAGTTTTAAAATCCTCCAAGTTTTTAATAAATATTTTTGTTGGTTTATCACCACGTATCCTTAATACTTCATCTTCTAAATCTTTAGGTATCCAAATACACATTTGAACATCTGTTTCCAAAAATTCAAAGAATCTATTTTTATAATAATCAAAGTCTCTTTTCGCCCATCCTTCAAGATTACCTCTACCCATATCCCAAAGACCGGTAACTAATGTTATATTTCCATTCATATTATTTAATTTTTTTATAATTTTAATTTTGCATGGGTACCTTCACTAAAAACCACACGATATGGTTCACCATCAATGTTTATATTAATTAATAAAAATTTTCTATGATTATATGCCGGATCACCAAATATTGTGTTATCCACATTAATCATAATCTCATTGTTTGTTAAATGTTGTTTTACTTTTTCCGTAACATCTGATTGGAGTAATGGAATGTCATTAGGATATCCCTCATCTAATTGAATACCAAGTGTGCCGTAAAATGCCGAATCAATAGTAACAATCCTTTCTTTTAATTCATTATTTTTATAAATGTAAGTAGGTAAATTAGAAAAATATGGGTTAAAATTAAATTTATAATACTCATAACTATTGTGATCCCTACCTTTATTTAACCAAGCCTCAAAGTACCATCTGTCACCAAAAACAGGTTCTGAATTTTCTCTTACAAATGATAAATTAGACCACCAAAAGTTACCCCAAAACCAACCACCATTACAAGTGACTCCGCAACTATCATGAGTTTCTAATTTTGATAAACAATCTTTGAAGTCATCAATTAAATAATATTCTAACATCTCTCTCCAGTAAGATATGCCACTTACTTTCCATTGGTTTATTTCTTTTGTGTTTAAATTGGTATAATTGTTTGATACTCCTTTTGAATGGAAATAAAAAACTTGTCCGTTATAGGTTTGAGATAAGTCCCAAATTTTTTTAATTGCCCAATACTCATAACTATTTCTATGAGTTTTAAACATATTAACTTTATCCATCCCATCAAAGATTTGATCAATACCATTATACTGTTGATTAACATCAATACAAGTAACTTCCATAATGTCACACCAATCGTATAAGCCAGATTCTTTTAATCTTTTAATTTGAGAATTAACAATATCTAAATAATTACCCACACAATAAATGTGATACACAATGGCATTTATGTTTTCTCTTTTTACGGTATCAACATAATTAAATTTCTTTTTATATATGTTGTCAATACTTCTGTTTGGAAGTGACCCATACGCAAATGCGTGAAATATAAACCTTTCTTCATTGTACTCCCTTGCATTAAAATCATTATTTTTAATAATTTTAAATTGTTCTGGTGATTTTAATCTTTGGTGTAGTAAACCAATACAAGTTTGGTCGTGCCATAACCCTTGTTTATAATTTGGAAATTCTTCACATATGTCCCACCAATCTTTTATAAATTCTTTTGAGAATTGATTGTTCTTTAATAACATAACACCGGCATTAACCAATGATGGTCCGTGATCTTCTGTCATTAATATACTAAAATCATTTGTAATGAACTCCTCTATTTTTCTATTGTTATTACAAAATATGGCATCAATATCCATAAATAAAACGTAATCACAATCGGGGTGATTTAAAAATACTTCTTCTATTAAAAATGGTTTATACCAAGTCCAAGAACGAGATCCAATTTTATTCTTTATTTTGTCCCCATCACGTTCCACAAAATATTCGTAACCATTATCATTACAATATTTTTGATTTATTTCTTCAGAGAATTTACCATAAGAAACATTTGATGTATAAAATTGAGCAACAACTATCTTCATATTATAAATTACCTGTTAATCTATCACACCACCCTTTTGATACTGAGTGAGGCCATACAACCCAATAGGTTGGTTTATCAGTGGCATTAAATTCTCTCCATATCTTACAATAACCATCAGGGTCGTTTTTCATTCTATTGATCTCGTCAACTCCGGCATCTAATCTATATAACGTTTCATCCTTTGAGTTATGGAACGCCACAACCCAAAAATCATAATCTGTTTCAGGGACACTACCATAATGAACGTCAATACAATGTTTGAATATTGAAGAGAATGATCCTTTCCACTCTTCTTCCGAACTATATATGTAAGGGTTTGGTGGGTATTTTTTATCTAATGTGTATTGTTGAACCGCTCTTTTTGAGAACAATACTCCAGCATATTTTTCATAATCTTGAATTGTTCTTTCAGTACCTAAACCATAGATACCAAAATCACTATCAGGAGTTTCACCATCAACACCTAATAACTGTCTATTTTTTTGGTGACATCTTTCATTTCTTTTACCCCATTCTTTGTCATCATCCCATTGTTTTGTTCTACCCTTACGAGTGTATTCATGCCAAATAACAGTTTTATGTGGGTGAAATAAATCATAACCATGCGTGTAAGCTCTAACTGCAATTGAGATTTCTTCTCCGTGGAAATAAAACTCAGGGTCATGTTGTACCTCAGTAGAGAATTGACCTAAAGTAAAACAGAAGTGAGCGGAATAAAATCTTGACGGGATTGGACTTTTTAGTTTATCCCAACCTGGTATTGTTTCAGGCAAAAAGAAAACACATCCTTCAGGTGTGAATCTATCAAATGACATTCTCCACGGTTCCTTAACTCTTCCTTGTGGGTCATTATCAGGATCAAATGAAGAAACGTATCCTGTTAACAGAGGTTTTTTGTGACCTTTCTTTTGTAATTGTTTAATCATTTTGATTAAGGTGTCATCCCAATCCTGTTCAAATCTCATATGAGAATCAATCTGTAAGGTATATTCTTCACCGTTATATAATTGTTGGGTTAAATTTCTTGCCCAACAAACACCTGTTGATTCTGTATATGGAATATCTAATATTCTAAATCTGTGATCATCTTCATATTCTGACAGATCATCAAAACCGTCTTCAGGGTGAAATTGTCTTGCAATACCAAGTCTAATGTTTTTTGGTTTTTTTGATTTATCCAACATATCTTTTATTGTTGGAATTAATTGTGGATCTCTATAGGATGCTATTTGCACAAATATTTTCATATTTCTTTTTATGGAAAAAATACTAATGAAGATAGAATAATAAATAGAAACTAATTAACTGCTATGACAAATATTAACTACTTTGCACTTGATGTTGGTGTTGGTGTTGGAGTACTAGTTGATGTCGGTATAGGTAATACACAAGTCCCATCAACACAAGGTGATCCGTAATTAACTACGACATTACTTAAATTAGTTACATTACTACCACAATAATATACAATAGAATTACCGGCAACAAGAACATTACCTATAACATTCCCAAAACAATCGGTATAAGTGAAAGATCCTCCACTACCATTATCACAACTAACTGCAAGACAACAACAAGTACAAGGTCCTGTTGCGGTAGGTGTTAATGTTGGGGTTGGTGTCGGTGTTGGGGTAGGAACACATTGGTAGTATTGGAATGATTCACATAATTGGGAATCAATTATTTTTATTAATATTGGTGTAGCATATTCTAATGGTGCGGGAGAATCAAAGGTTATTGTTCCACCACCAAAAGTTATTGCAAAATAACAATACGTGTTTGTTACATCACAAACGTAAACGTTAAATGGTGGAGTACCTGTTGGGTTTGATATTTGAATAACGTTAGACACTTATTATAATCCGAATCTTGATTTAGTTGAGTTCCAATAAGACGTTATCTGACTTGGGTTTAACGCTTTATCATAAATGTTAACTATTGATAAATAACCATCCCAATAATCTGATAAATCCCATCGTTCCATTAATCTTATACCAGAACCTGATGATGTTGGTGTTCCCACATAGTTAGTACTATCTACTAACGTATTGTTAACATATAAATTAATAGTTGACCCATCGTAAGTTCCGACAATAAAATACCAATTATTTGGTGTTAATGAATAACCATCCGTAACTTGCCATCCGCCATTAAAGAATCCTACACTAAATGGACCATTATTTTTACCAAGTGAATAGTTTATACCTCCACCAACAAAGGTTTCAGTAACAATACAAGGTGCGCTGCCTGTTTCCGACCCTGTGTAGTAATGCCAAACACCAACAGTCCAAGTACTTAAACTTGGTAAACTTGTGTTACATATTGCGTATTGCCCACCGGGAGCATAAAAATAAAATTTACCTCCATTACTCGGATCATATCCAGGACCATTAACTAAATTAAATGTTTTGCCACCAATTATATCAGTCCAAACTGTTCCTGTACCCGGATAACTTAATGGGTTACCCGCATCTAAAGATAGAATAGGGATAAGATATGAATTCCAATAACCATTTGTTGTTAAACCTGTTGAAGCGTCAGGTGCGTTATCGTAATTTGAATTTAAAAGTATATTTGCAATATCAATAAATTCATTGTCATCAAAACCGTTAGTTCTAAAAAAACCAACGGATGCTGTTTGTCCAAAAACAGGTGTTGGTTGGGTATCACCTGAAACAGGTTGAGCAATTACATAACCCAATTCTTCGTCGGGCCCATTCCACCATTCGGTTCCTGTATATCCTGTTGTTGGGTAACCAATGGATAAATTACCAACTTGTATTGTTCCGTCAATTGGTGATCCTGTATTATACGCAAAAGGTCTTGTTGTTGACATAATAGTTTTTAATAATAAATATCAAGACCTATATAATTTTCAAGACCTTATTATAGACAATGATTGGGTTTGGGTGACATTCAAATGTTTCTTTTCTTTCCAAACAATTTACTAACGAAGGAATCCCCTGAATTGAACCCCATTCTCTAACTCCGTATCTCATGTCGGAAGCACAATTTAAACCACAACCACCTCTAACATAGTGGTACTTATATTCTTGATATCCTTTTCTATATGGCGATCTGAACTCAGGATTAATTGAACTACCCAATTGAATGATTTCAACATCTGTTGTTCCCGCTAAATGTAATAGACCTGAGTCCATTGTAATAAAACACATTGATTTATTGATGAGGTGCCAAGTTTGTGATAAACTTGTTTGGTTCATTAGGTTCATACCTAATTCTATTGGAAAATTAAATACAGGTTTATCCACATTGGATCCACCAAGTTCAGAAGAATCTTTACCTACTGAAACAACTGTAATTCCTTTTTGATTTAAAAGTTTTACAAGTAGTTGCCATTTTTTTGCATCCCATGTTCTTGAATTCCAATTTTGAACGGGGTGAATTAAAATATATTTTTCAGGTAGACCTTCAATCGGTTCGTATTTATCTGAAATATAATCCAATTCCATTTCATCTTTGGTTAACATAAACCCAAGATTAATTGCGTGAAATTGTCTGATATCCATTGCATTGTGTTTATAACAAACACCATTTGGGTGATAACCAATATTAAATGAATTAAAGACCTCATATTCTTGTCTCTGTTCATCTGTTAACGGATTAACCACCTCATCATAAATTACATCAACATATGGGTTATTTGAGAATAGATATGGGTGATAAGTTATAACCGAAATTTTCTGACCATATGTGTGGTAAAGTTTTCTTAAAGTCGGAGTTGAAGCCAAGGTATCACCTAACGCCCTACAACCTAATAAATCTAAACATACTTTTTTCATATTAAAAGTATAAATAAATGACTTATAAAATACAGAATTACAAAAACTTTTTTATCATTAAAGTATTATGAGAAATAAAATTAGATTATTATATTTAACGCCACATCTATCAACAGGTGGGATGCCTCAATTCGTATTAAAACGAATTAAAGAACTTCAAAAATTTAAAGACCAAATTGAAATATTTTTGGTTGAGTTTTCTAAATTTAGTGATACGTATGTTGTACAAAGAAATGAAATCATTAATCTATTGGGTGATGGTCATTTCTTTAGTTTAGGTGATACAAAAGATACCGAAAGAAAATCTCATTTGATTGACATTATAAAGAATAATCATATTCATATTGTTCACTCAGAAGAAATGTTAGAAGGGTTTGAAAGTTTTAATAAGATCCCACTAACGGTATTGAACGAGTTATATTCAAATGATAGAACTTGGAAAATAATTGAAACTTGTCATAACATTTGGTTTAACCCTCAAACACATAAAAAGTTCAATCCTGACGCATATTGTTTTGTCACACCTTACCATCTAAAAGATACGTTCTCAAAAGAAAAACCAATGAAATTTTTATCGTTATACCCTATTGAAGATAAGGTAACAGAAATTTTAAAAGAAAACGAAATATACGGAAACTTTAATCAGGTACCTCTTATTGAAAAAATAAAGGTTAGAAATGAACTTGGTTTAGATATGTTTAAAACTCACGTACTTAATGTTGGTTTATGGACAAGTGGTAAGAATCAAGGTGAAGGCATTAATGTTGCAAGAGAACTAGTTGAATCAAACCCCGATATTGAATTTCACTTCATTGGAAACCAAGCTCCAAACTTTGAGGAATATTGGGGACCTATTATGAAGGACTTACCTTCAAATGTTAAAGTATGGGGGGAACGATCTGACGTTGATAAATTCATGACGGCTTGTGATGTGTTAATGTTTAACTCAACTTGGGAGTGTAATCCATTGGTAGTTAGAGAATCAATTAACTACGGTATGAAAATTATTGCAAGAGATTTACCACAATACATGGGTATGTTTGATGACTATATAACACCAATTGAAGGTGACGTAAAAAATATATCAAAACAATTAGTTAATCTCATTAATAGTAAAGATGAGTATAAGATATTACCTGACAAAACATTTGGTGAGGATTTACTTGCGATGTATCAAACGGTAAGTAATTTAGATGTCACAGAAAACAAACCATTAAAGAATGACTACACGTTTGTTAGACATTATGTTACACAACCTTATTTTGAAGTGTTGGGGACATCAGACAACAAATTAAAAATTAATTGTTATGACGGTAATAATAATAATGTTTACCAAAATGAACTATCAATTAATAGTTGGATTAAATTAAAAAAAGAATACTTTATTAAATGGAGAACTACCGTTGAGGAAAATGGTGAAATGATATATGACCAAACTTTAGATCTAAAAGATAAAAGAGTTTATATTTCGTTTGGTTCAAAATCTTTAGGGGATACAATGGCTTGGATTCCATATTGTGAAATCTTCAGAGAAAAACACGGTTGTGAACTTATAGTTTCCACATTCCTTAATAGTTTATTTAAAGATCAGTACCCTAACATTAAATTTGTTGAACCAGGTGATTTGGTTCCAAATATACACGCACAATATAGATTAGGTTGGTTTTACAATGAAGACGGTAAATATGATAATAACAAACATCCTTTTGATTTTAAAAAGATTCCGTTACAAAAAACCGCAACAGACATATTAGGTTTAGATTATAAGGAAGTGAGACCTCTATTAAAATTACCTAACACACCCAAAAAGAAAAAGGTAGGTATTGGTTTCCATTCAACCGCACAAGCAAAGTATTGGAACAACCCTAACGGGTGGCAATCGGTTGTTGACCACCTTAACGATTTAGGTTATGAGTGTATGATTTATTCTAAAGAAGGTGATGGTTATATGAATAACGTTCATCCTAAAGGTGTAACAATTTTTAAAGGTGGTAATCTACAAGAAGTAATTGATGATTTGTCATCTTGCGAATTTTTCATTGGTCTTGGATCAGGATTGAGTTGGTTGGCTTGGGCTTGTAAATTACCTGTTGTTTTAATCTCAGGGTTTAGTGAGAAGTGGGCGGAAACAACTTTAGATACATACAGAGTTATTAATGAAAATGTTTGTCACGGATGTTTTAATTCTGAAAGATTAGATGCTGGTGATTGGAATTGGTGTCCACTACATAAAAATACAAGTCGTATGTTTGAATGTACAAAACAAATAAGTTCAGACATGGTAATAAAACAAATAAATAAAATAATTAAAAAAGAATCTATTAGTGATTTAGTTACCATCATATTGTCTCATGCGAACACAAAACAAAAAAGAAAAATTTTAATAGAACTTTTAAAAAACATTAAAACAAAAATATTACTATCAACGAATTACCCTATTGATGGTGAAATTAAAGGTTTATGTGATTATGTTATATATGATGAGGAAAACCCAATATTATTGAAAGATGAATTTGGTAAATATAATGCGTTTTTTTACTGGAGTAGGTTTGAAGATGGGGTTGAGGTAAAAAATAATTTTGATTATGAACACGGATATGCTGTTTATAAATTAATACAAAATGGATTAACTGAATCAAAAAAATTAGGATTTAATAATTCGCATATTATTAATTATGATTATTTAATAAACGAAAATACATTACAAGATAACTATAAATTATTAGAAAATTACGATTCTGTTTTTTACGTATATAATAATAAACCATACAATCAAGACTCATATTCTACGGGATTTTTTACAGGAAAAATAGATGAGTTAATTAAACCATTTACCTTTTATAAAACAAAAGACGAATATTATAATTATGATGGACATTATAAAATATTAGAAATTATAACAAACGACGCAGTAAAAAAACAAAACTTAAAAGTTAAAGAACTTTTTTATGAGGATTTAATGGAGACATCAGTTGTTAATAGAGTAAACGACACTCACAAACAACAAAAAACTTTACAAATGGAATATGAAAACCAATGTAACATATCTTCAGATATAAACGAACATATACCAACATTATATAAATACTCATTAAAATGTGATCACATTACAGAAATGGGTGTTAGATATGTGTCATCAACATGGGCATTTTTAAATGCTAGACCAAAAAAATTAATAAGTTATGACATTATAAAACA